ATGGGCATCGCATCGGACGTCAGCATTCTGTTAGCCGAGTTGCAGGGCAACTCCGACCGTCGCGTTGTCGGTCAACTGCAAGCTTTGATCTCTGGCCGGAAATTCAAATGGCCGATTTTGTTCAACGACGCGCTTGAGCCGGATCAGATCGTGACGATATCGAGCTTCCTGGAGGATGCCGCGGCAAACCCCCGCTCGGGCGGCATCGTCGCTGCGACCGGGATCATCCGCGCCTACGGAACCACGTGGCGCAAGGTTCTCCGCGAGTTCACGCCTCGCACTTCGATCACAGCGGTGCCAGAGATCTCACCGCAACCGCAGAACGCAATCGCAACGCTTATCGGCGAGACTGGCTTGCCAGATTTGAGCGGATCAGACCAACCACCTGACAGCGATGAAACCAACCCTGGCGACGACGAACATCCTCGCATATATTTTAAAGCGCTCTGCCAAAAGACGTTCAAAAGATTCACCTACGTCGCCGAGGTGTTTGATGATAATTCGTTCGAGATAGTCGTCGCCCATGCTGTCGCCCAACGCCAAGACGCGCAAGATTCCGCTTCGGGCGTTTACCGGAGTACCCCGAACGTCCATAAAGGGATTCTTCGATCATATTCGAGTATTGTTCCGTGTCCGCATTGCAGTTCTCGATATGCTCTAAAGTGCCCTACATGCGACGCGTGGATGTGCTGGACAGGTCTGCCGAGCGAGACTTGTCCAAGTTGCTATTGTAATTGGACCTGGGGGACGTCTTCATCTCATAAGAATAAGGTGATGTCCTTTGAAGTCGCATCACCGCCATCGTCTCAGGCGACGATCAGGAGTGGCTCACCCGCGCAGGTCGGCCAGCAAACCAGTCTTCCACCTGTGTCAAGCACGATTCGCCTCAGGTAGCAGGAGTTCGACAGATGGCGATGAGAGACGGTGACCAAGAGATTGCGAAGGCTAATGCGGCGGCCAAGAAAAAGATTGATATACTGGAGGAGCTGAATAAAGGCCTTAATGCGGAGAATGAGAGACTCCGGAAAGCTGGAAGCGCCGAGGCCGCCAACAAACTGATCGATGCCAATATCAGGATCAAAGAGCTTGAGGCCAGCGTCGCGTCGCTCAAGAAGGCGCAGCCACCTGAAGACTTTAAGGAGCTGATGCGGCTTCATGCCAGTCGCATTGCAGCACTCGAAAAAGAGAAGAATGCCGCGTTAGATGAGATCGATAGCCTTAAGGAAGACTGTGTCGCGTTCCGGAACAAGATCGAATATATGGAAATCACCAACGCACCCGGCAATCTTAAAGGTCTGTTATCGCAGAAAGTTGGTCGCATCCGGCAGCTGGAAAAGGAGATCACACGTCTTAACGCTGCTGCGCTCACTAGCGCCGAGATCATTCGCAAGACGCGCGAGTATATCGGAAGTCTGGAGAAGCGGCTTGCCATGCGACCGTTCTGGCAAAGGCCGCTCACGCTCTCGGGCCTTTCTGCCGCAGATCGCTTTGCTGTTTATTTCTTTCCGACGATTTTTGTTTTGGGAGTTGCGTTCAGCATACCGAAGTGGGCAGAAGACAGTATGAGCTGGGTCGCCCACGGTTCTTCGCGTTTCGCCGGACTTACCGAGGTTGGCAAACACGCGGATAGCGACCCGACCATCATGTATTCAGACGGAAATAACAACTGGATCATCTATTCGAAAGAGAAAGATGGCTTTCGATGCCCAGGCTCAGATAAATTTGAGCCGGATTGGCATGACTTGCCGTGTGAAAGTCGTTCGTCCAGAAATGATGCAAACCAGACTCCGGCTCGCGGGACTGCGGAGCGCGTCGCGCCTAAAGCTTCCTCGACATCGCTTTCGCAGCGCGAGGATACGCTACCTCACGACATGTCGTTGGTGCGAACCGACGGCGTAGAGGTTTGGTATAATGGAAAGAACCGCCAGTTTCACTGTTGGGGTTCAACCGAGGAAAGCCCTTACCCGCCTTCGCTGAAGTGTTAACCATATTGCAATGACTTGCTGATACCGCTATATAAATTTGCAATATGGTCTTGCATTCGGTGATGATTGAAACGCGCTACCAAAAAACAGCAGATTCCGACTTTCATCACCAAAGCCCGCAAGGCCTCGCGTAAGCGATCATCCGCCATGCGGCATGGGCAACAGTCCGATGTCGGCAATGTCGCGCTCCACAACCATCACCGGATCGTCGAAGAGGTCCGGGACATGTCGTCCACCGGCCACGTGATCGCCAAGGGCGCGCGGGTCATGGACCAACTGCCGATCGACCGCTACCACGACCGCCACGAGCTGGCGCCACGGCCTGACCACGTGAAGAACGCCGCGCTTTACCAAGCCGCCAGAAAGCTGCTGGCCGATTTTCACGCCTCGGGGCTGCTCGAGAGCGGCAAAACCTCGTTCATTCGCATGCCGGGCGGCGGGGCAGGGGCCGACAAGGCCATGACCCTGCATGTCGAAAGCCTCAAGGCCTATAATAAGGCTATGCTGGCCGTTGGGCCCAGCCTGCGCTCCATCTTGCATTATGTGGTCTGCGAGGGCCAGACAGCCGGAGGGTGGGCAAGGTCCAGCCATGAGAACGCTGAGGGCGCTATGGCCCTCCTGCGAGCCGCCCTGACCGATTTGGCGTGGCACTACCGGCTGTTGTCGTCGAAGCGAACCTCGCCAAGGCCGAGAAGTCGCTAATCTTCTGCAAGAGCTTCTTTCTCCAACGCGATCTTCTGTCGCTTCAATTCCTCGTCGAACATCCCAGGGTTAAGATCATCTACAAGTCGGATACCGCGCTCAAATGGCGTGGTCATGTAGTGTCTGTAAAATGCCGAAGGAGAATGTAGCTTGGCGCTTTGTAAACCATCCACGTAGCGCCGGTGAGACTTCCTCAAGCGGGCATTCTCAGCTTCGTTGCTCTGCTTTGCAAAAAAGCGAACGACAAAGTTGAGTTCTTTTCCTTGATCACGATATGTCATGGACGACCGAATCAACGCTGCCGCGTAGATCGCACCTAATTCGTGCAGATGCGCATACCACCACAATTCGTGATCTTGTTCGGACAATCGAGCCCAAGGCCGATATGGCGGAGACCCTGGGTATTTCACCTCGTGTTCCTGCACTGAATTGCTCTAGCGGCAGAGGGCGTACAAAACGCAGGTGCGGTCAAGTCTTCATGTTACCCAAATTAGGTATCAATATTTCTCTTGATTCGTAAACGGATCATAAGTACACTCTTTTTCCATGATGGGTAACTGACCCCTTGGGGAATGAAGACTTTTACCCGTCACCCTCATTCATCATGCTCTATCACCTCATCACCGCCTCAATCTACCTGCTCACCGCATTCGGTTTGCTGGTCTGCGGCTATGTCTGGCTGATCGTCCTCCATCATTAACCATTCGCCTATGCCTCTCGATAACTCTCAACCGCCCATGGCAGCATCGTCCAAGATCACGATCACCTGCGTCAATGGCAGCTTCGCCTTCTACGACCATTCGACCACCGCCGTGCCACGCATCGCGCACACGCCGGATCAACTGTCGTCGATGGTCTACCAGTGGGCGCTGAGACAGCGGAGATGATCCACTTAAAGGCAGCTTCCCCGGAAATGGTGCGGGCGGTGCGCAAACTCATCGGATTACCTGAAGAGTTAGGTGATGCCCTCGTCAAGATCGTCATCACGCTTGAGACAGGCAATGTGGTCAAGGTCGAAGAGACCAGATACGTCATCGAACACGATGATACCGCCAAGCGGTGAGTGGCTGAACAACCGCTGGCCATGACGGCTTTCCCTCGACCTTTCGAGCTGTGCATGGTCGGACAGCTGGAAAGACAGCAAACCAACATTGGTCGCACGTGAAAAGCTCAATCCCGCGCTTAGCTTCGGTCAAACTCAAGACCGGTGCCACATTACGCATACTCCGCAATGAGATTGCAGCCGACTGCCTTGCCGCGTTCGATAGGGACTGCGCCAGCATCCGGCAGTTCCGTGCAGACTCCATGGTAGGTTTCGCGATCGTCGCATGGGGCCTTGATGGAGGCGTATCCACCACGATCAGGGTGCGTGATAGCCGTCACATGGGCCTTAGCATGGTCCCAGACTTTGCGCGGACTGCGCTGATCGATCATATCGCCAGAGATTAGCTCCGCATATCCCAAGATTGCTTACCCTCTAAATCAAGTCAAATTCAACTTTCGCTAAAACAATCAAATGGCACAAGGCGGCAAGAGACCCGGCGCAGGGCGCAAGAAGGGTTCAACCACCCGACGCACCCGCGCTATCGCCAACATGCTCGCCGAAAGCGGGCTTACGCCACTCGAATTTATGCTGAAGATCCTGCGCGACAAGTCGATGCCGGACGGCATGCGTTTCAAAGCCGCCGAGTCCGCAGCCCCCTACATTCACCCCCGCCTTGCAGCCGTCGAACACAGCGGCAGCATCGCGCAAACGCACGAAGATGCGCTCAACGCCTTAGAAAAAGATGGATCAGAGGGAGAAGGACCTACGCCGCCGTCTCCGTGACGACCTTGTCTATTATGCTCCTCGCTGCCTTTTTATCCGCACCAAGAATGGCTCTGTCTCACCGTTCCATCTGAACGAAGCCCAGCTTTACCTGCATGGCCTGCTCGAGGACCAAAAGCGCCGCACCAGCAAGGTCCGCGCGCTGGTTTTGAAAGGGCGGCAGCAAGGTTGCTCAACCTACGTCGAGGCCCGGTTCTTCTGGCGCACGACCAATGGGCGCGGGCTCAAGGCCTTCATCCTGACGCATCTGGATGACGCGACGAACAACCTGTTTGGCATGGCCAAACGGTTCTACGACCACTGCCCCGCGCTGGTCCGACCCGAACGCACGGCCAGCAACGCCAAGGAAATCATCTTCAACCGCCTGGACAGCGGCTACAAGGTCGGCACCGCCGGTTCGAAGGGCACGGGCCGCGGCGACACCCTGCAGCTGTTCCACGGCTCTGAGGTCGCCTACTGGCCCAATGCCGACACCCATGTCGCTGGCGCCCTTCAGGCTGTGCCTGACATGGCAGGGACCGAGGTCATCCTCGAAAGCACGTCAGCGGGTCCGAAGGGCCTTTTCTATGAGATGTGCGCCGCCGCGATGCGAGGGGATGGGGAGTATATCCTCGTCTTCATCCCGTGGTTCTGGCAGAGCGAGTATCGCAAGCCGGTCCCTGACGGGTTCGTCCCGACCGCTGATGAACTGGCTTACCAGCAAGATCACGGGCTCGATCTTGAGCAAATCGTCTGGCGCCGGAGCAAGATCGCCGAGCTGAACGGCATCCATAATTTCCGCCGCGAATACCCAGCGACGGCTGCCGAGGCCTTCTCGACCGAGGTGCCGGGGGCGCTCTGGAAGCGCGAGCAGATCGACAATCTCCGGGTCCATGCGCACCCTGAGCTGAAGCGCATCGTCGTGGCGGTTGATCCGTCCGGCGGCGACAAGGAACGCAATGACGAAGTCGGCCTGGTGGTCGTCGGCGTCGATGCCCAGAAGCACGGGTATGTGCTGGCCGACCACTCCGGGCGATACAGCCCTGAGACATGGGCCAGTAAAGCCGTTGCGCTCTACCGCCAATTCAAGGCTGACCGGATTGTAGCTGAGGCGAACTTCGGCGGTGCGATGGTCGAAAGCACCATCCGCATGGTGGACCGCAACGCGCCCGTCACACTCGTTCACGCCTCGCGAGGCAAGCATGCGCGGGCTGAACCGGTCGCAGCCATCTACGAACAGGGCCGCATGCACCATGTCGGGACATTCATCGGCCTCGAGGATGAGATGGTCACCTGGGTGCCGCTGACATCCACCGACAGCCCGAACCGCGTCGATGCCCTCGTCTGGGCCGCGACCGAGCTTCTCGTCGATGGACCAGGAACGGCAACCGTCACACCGCTACGCCTCTGAAAAATTTCAATCATCAATCACAGGAGCTACACATGACAGCCACTCTCAGCGAAGTATTTGGAAACAGCACTGCCAGCTTTGGCCTCGAAGGCAACCTTGCCAGCCAGTTTAATGCTGGGATTAACCCAGCCGCGACCGGCGGCGACTATGTGCTGGCCGTCTATACGCTGCCTGCTAATGCATTCGACCAAGCCGGTCGCCAGGTGCAGATCACGGCGAACGGCGCATTCGGCGCCAATACCAACAACAAGCGCGTCAAGATTTTTGTCGGCGCTACCACCGCCGCCCTCGGAGCTGCCATCTCGGGCGGGACGGCCATCGCCGATACCGGCACGGTCACCACCAATGGCTCCGGCTTTCAGGTAAGCGCGACTATCGGCAAATACGGGGCAGCCGGTTCGAACACGCAGATCGGCGTCCATAACGGCGCGCAGGTAGGTGCTGCGGTGAGTGCTCTGGTTGCTCCGACACCCCTTACCCTACTCGAGAACTCACCGATCCTCATTGCCGTAACGGGTAATGCCGGGACGACTGCGACCGACATCGCGCTCAATGCCTTTGAAGTGAATGTCTGCAACTGACTCTGGCTAAAGATCGCAGCCGCCCATGACCGATGCCGTCCGCCAGCAGTCCGATGCAGTCCTCAAGATGCAGGAGGACTGGACTGTCATCGATGGCGTGATGGGCGGCACCAAGGCTATGCGAGCGGCTGGCACCCGCTTTCTTCCACGGTGGCCTGCCGAGGAGCAAAAGAGCTACGAAATGCGGCTTGCCACGGCGACGCTGTTCCCAGCCTACGAGCGGACAGTGTCGGTGATGACAGGCAAGCCGTTCAGCAAGCCGATCACGGTTGGCGAGGACGTACCGGCACGGGTCAGGGACTGGCTCGAGAATGTCGACACGATGGGGCGAAACCTCGACGCCTTTGCCGCCGATCTCTGTGCCGAAGCGCTGGGCTACGGTCTGGCCGGGATTTTAGTCGATTATCCGAAGAACACGGGCCTCAAGACTGTCGCCGACGAGCAGGTGGCGGGTGTCAGGCCGTATTTCGTCCATGTCTGCCATGATGCCATCCTCGGGTGGCGCGCGGCGAACGTGAACGGGGCCATGCAGCTCCTGCAGCTCCGCATCCTAGAGACCGTGAGTGAGCCAGACGGGCCGTTCGCCGACAAGGTTATCGAACAGGTCCGCGTGCTGGAGCCCGGCAGCTGGGCTACCTGGCGAAAGGCCCGGACGCAGGACATGCAGGAAAGCTGGATGCCCTATGAAAGCGGCACCACGACGCTGCCGGTCATCCCGTTCGTGCCGATCTACGGCAAGCGCAAAGATTTCATGATCGGCACGCCGCCGATGCTGGAACTGGCGCATCAGAACATCGAACACTGGCAGAGCAAGAGCGACCAGCAGACCATCCTCCACATTGCCCGCGTGCCGATCCTTTTCACCAAGGACCTCGGCGAAACGCCTATGTCCGTCGGGGCAGGGGCGATGATCTCAGCCTCGTCCAAAGACGCGGACGCGAAGTATGTCGAGCACACCGGCGCCGCTATCGAAGCAGGCCGCCACTCCATCCTCGATCTCGAGGACCGCATGCGCCAGACCGGCGCCGAACTCCTAATCATCAAGCCCGGCAACACCACCGAAGTCCAGACCGTCGCCGATAACGAGCAGGGCATGTGTGATCTGCAAAGGATCATGCAGACGCTGGAAAACGCCCTCGATAAGGCTCTCGACTTTATGGCGCAGTGGGTCGGCATCAAAGACGGTGGCGGGCATGTCACCATCTATCGCGACTTTGGCGCGGCGACGCTGGCCGAGGCCTCTGCGAACCTCCTTTACGAGATGAGGTCTACCGGAGATCTGAGTGAGGCAACTTTATTAGCTGAACTCAAACGTCGTGGGATATTGAGCCCGGACATCGACATCGATGAAGAAAAGCTGGCCGCCAAGGCAGACGCGCCGGCGGTAACAGTTCAGGAGACCGTACGACCATAGATTTTGCCGCAATGCAGGTGCTGCGCGGTGCCAATGGGAGCTGGATAGCTCTCAACAACTCAGCCGGATGGCTGAAGAAAGACTAGCCTACCATGCAACTCAAGACAATCGAACTGAACGGCGTCACTTACGGCGAACTGCAAGACGGCAAGCCACTATTCGTGCATGACGATGGAAAGACCATCGCCTTCGACGCGCCCGGCACGCTGGCGACCATCTCGCGGCTGAACGCCGAAGCCAAGGGCCATCGTGAAGAAAAAGAGGCGCTAGCGACCAAGATGAAGGCCTTCGAAGGCATTGACGATCCAGCCAAAGCTCTGAAGGCGCTGGAGACCGTCAAAAACCTCGACGACAAGACCCTGATCGATGCCGGTCAGGTCGAGAAGGTCAAACAGGAAGCCCGAGCAGCTTTTGACGAACAGCTCAAGGCGATCGAAAAGACCTACGAGCCGATCGTGGCCGAACGCGATAAATACAAGTCGGATTTCTTCAACGAGGTCGTCGGCGGGGCATTCAGCCGGTCGAAGTTCATAGCTGACAAGCTCGCCATTCCCGGCGATCTCGCACAAGCCAAGTTCGGCAGTAATTTCCTCATCGAGGACGGCAAGGTCGTCGGCAAGAACGCGGCCGGCGAGCGCATCTTCAGCCGCACGCGACCCGGCGAAATCGCCACGTTCGACGAGGCACTTGAGAGCCTGATCGAGGATTACCCGCACCGGGACACGATACTTAAAGGCATAGGCGCCTCTGGTGGTGGTGCTGGCGGCAGCACACGCATGGTCGGCGGCAAGAAGACGATGTTGCGGTCGCAATTCGATGCGCTTGATCCGGCTGCGCAAATGGCCGCTGTCAAGGACACGGCAATCGTCGACTAACGACACCCGAATTTAAGTCAAGTCCTGAACCTGGATGGGGGAGGGAGTCCGAGCTGGATGGCTCACCAACGAAATTCACTCAACTCCTTCTCTCAACCAAAATAAGGAATTATCAAAATGGCCTCAACTTTAACTGGCTTAATCCCTACACTTTACGAAGCTCTGGATGTCGTTTCCCGTGAAATGATCGGGTTCATTCCCGCCGTCGCGAAAGACACCTCATCTGAGCGTGCTGCTTTGAACCAACAGATCCTGGTTCCGGTCACTCAGGCTCAGCCTGCGCAGAACGTCACTCCTGGCGTCATTCCTCCCGATACCGGCGATCAGACCATCGGCAACGTGGCGATGACAATCACGAACAGTATGATGGTTCCGATCCGTTGGAACGGCGAACAGCAGAAGGGCATGAAATCAGCCGGGACCTATAATCAGGTTCTCCGCGATCAGTTCGCCCAGGGTTTCCGTACACTGGCTAACCTGGTCGAAACCTCATGCTTCAATGCGGCTTATCAGGGTGCCTCGCGTGCTTATGGTACACCGGGCACGGCTCCGTTCGGCACTGCTGGTGATTTGTCCGGCGCCGCTCAGCTCCGCAAAATCCTCGATGATAACGGTTGCCCGCAAAGCGACCTGCACCTTGTTCTCGGTTCCTCGGCGGTCGCGAACCTCCGTGGCGTTCAGACAATTCTGTTAAAAGCCAACGAAGAGGGTAGCAATGCCTTCCGTCGCACGGGTGCGCTGACAGACATTCCGTTGGATGGCTTCATGCTGCACAACTCGAATGCGATCCAGCCTGTCACCAAGGGCACAGGAACAGGCTATGTGACCTCGGGCGACACCGCACCGGGTGTGAACACGTCCGTTCTCGCGACTGGTTCAGGCACTGTTCTCGCCGGCGACGTCGTCACCTTCGCTGCGGACGCCAACAATGCTTACGTGGTGAACACGGGCGTCTCGGCTCCTGGCACGATCACCATTGGTGGCCCCGGCGTCAAAGTGGACGTTCCAACTGGCAATGCCATGACCATCGGCAACAGCTATACGCCGAACGTCGGCTTCACCAAGTCGGCTATTCAGCTCATAACTCGAGCCCCGGCTATGCCTGAAGACGAGAATGGCAAGCCATCCGATCTGGCCGAGGATGTGATGATGATCACCGATCCGGTATCGGGCATCTCGTTTGAAGTTTCCATGTACAAACAGTATCGCCAGTTGGTCTTTTACGTAGCATTAGCATGGGGTTGTACAGCAATTAAGCCGGCCCACATTGCATTGCTACGCGGGTAGTTCCTACAGGTAACATCTTACGGCAATTCCGAGACATAGCAGTGCCAGAGGATCGGTGTAACACCCATCGATTCTCTGGGACGTGCGTGGATTATCAAAAGACTTCCGACCGCCTAGTTCAACGGGCGATCCACAAAACCCCAAGGAGAACCACATGGCTAAATCCGACAAGACCGAAACATTGAGCCTCGAAGAACAGCTCGAAACCGCAAATCGCGAGATTGCCGACCTGAAGAGCACCGTCACCGTCGAAAAGACCCGTGCCGACGAAGCGGAGTTCGCCTTGCGCGAATTGCAGGATAAGGTCGCGGCCACTGATCCCGATGCACAGCATGTCGAGGTCCAAAAGGGCTCCGAGATCAAGCGCATCCATCCTGCGACCGTCGAATCGCATCGTCAGGCCGGCTGGAAGCGCGTCTAAAGCTACTGACGGATCACGACCATGACACTGACTGCCCAGCAAATTGTTGACGTCAGGCGTTATGGCGGCTGGAGTTTGACAGGCAACACGACGTCTCAGCCATATCGCGAGCCGGTCTACAGCGACGTCACACTTGCAAGTTTGTCGCTCGATTACCGCCTCGCCAACCTGAGCGCTGAGGAAGAAAACACCCTCACGACCTACTATCTCGCGAACCTTTACCAGCGTGAGGCCGAGATCCAGGCTGCTTCGGCCAATCTCGACACCGAAAGCGCGGCGGTGTGGAAGCACAACGCCAACGAACTGTCCGACCGTCGTTCGCTGTTCCGCGAACTGCGTCTCGACCTCTGCAATTTCCTCGGCTTCGAGCCGGGCAAGGCGCTGATGGGCGCAAATCGGCTCGTGAGAGCATAATTCACCTCTGACTCCCGGCTACCCCATGAAACTGAAAGCCCTCCTCGTCGCGGCACTCTGCCTGCTGGCGCTCCCCGCCCATGCCCAGAAGCTCAGTGCGCTGCCATCTGGCGGATCGCTGTCGCCAAACGACCTAGTGGCGGCCACCCGCAACGGCAACACCTATGGCGTTCTGGCTCAGGCCATCGGATCGACCAGCTACGGCTTGGTCCCGCCGACCTACACCTATCCCAGCAATTACACCCTGACCGTCGCCGGTTGGGCTGCGCCCACGGGGGGCTCGAGCTCCGGCGTCACGACGTTTAACTCGCGCGCGAACGCCGTCACCCTGCTCGCCGCGGATGTCGGGTCTGTCGTCTCGGTCTCGCCCGTCACCCACCAATTCCTTACCGGCCTCAACTCCGCAGGCGCTTTCAGCCAGGCCCAGCCCGCATTCAGCGACATCTCCGGCACCGTCGCCGGCGCGCAGCTTCCCGCCCCCACCACATCGACCTTCGGCGGCGTTCTCGCCCTCGCCAGCTCCACGGCGCACCAGGTTGTCCAGTACATCAATACCAGCGGCCAGCAGGTCCTGGCTCAGCTCGGATTCGCTGACCTTTCAGGCACGATCTCGGCTGCCCAGCTCGGGACCGGCTATACCAACGGCCAGCTCCTGATCGGCAGCACCGGCACCGGCCAGCTGGCTACCGGCACCCTGACGGCGGGCAGCAATGTCACCATCACCAATGGGCCGGGGACGATCACCATCGCTGCGTCCGGCACCGGCGGCAGCATGGTCTATCCCGGCGCTGGCATCCCGCTATCGACCGGCTCGGCTTGGGGCACGTCCTACGGCACCTCTGGCACCGGTAATGTGGCGCTGACAGCAGGTGCCACCCTGACAGGCGCGAGCGTCAACGGCGTATCGCTCACTACAGGAGGCGCCTCAACGCAATTCTTGAACGCCGCGGGCTCGTATTCGACCCCAACAGGCACTGGTTCGGGCGTTACCAGTTTTGCGGGCCGTACAGGCGTCGTGGTCGGTTCGACCGGCGATTACATCGTTTCTCAGATCACCGGCGCAGCGCCGCTGGCATCACCCACATTCACCGGCACAGTCACGCTTCCCGCTAACCAGGCCGTCAATGGCGTCACGCTCCAAAGCGGCGGCAGCACTTCTTCCTATCTCAACGCATTCGGCACATACACGACGCCAGCTGGCGGTGGGGGTTCGGTAGTTCTCGGGACTGCTGCGGCTGCACCAAGCCCATATTCAAACTCAAGTTCAACCACAGGACTTTACTCGACAGGCGCCAACCAACTTGGCTTTTCCGTAGCTAGCACCTCCATGATTTCGGTAGGCAGTGCTACTGTCGCGCTTCCCTACTTGAACAGTGCGGGCGTTGTTGTAAATGATGGCAGCGGCAACCTAACCTCAGCGGCGGCGTCGACGGCCGCTCAGTCAGCTCTTCAGTACATAGAGGGCAAGCCTGCATTTTACGTTACGAATTATGGGGCAAAGTGCGATGGATTGGTCCTTAGCGACGTAACGACAACTGCTAGTAGCGCTGTAATTACCAGCTCAAGCCACAGCTTCATAGCCGCCGATGTGAATAAATACATTGATATCTATGCGGGCACTGCAACGTCACTGACGGCCTCGATCACGGCTAATTCTAACGTTGTCACCGTATCATCCACATCGGGTGTTCGTAATACGACTGCCGTGTATGGGACGGGCATACAGGCTGGAACTACCGTCTCGGCGATCCTCAGCTCAACTCAGTTCACGATGAGCAAGGCCGCAAGCGCAACCAATGCCACAGCCGCACTCACAACAGTAGAACCAATTGCCACATACATTGTCAGCACAAGCGGCGGTGCAGCGACATTAAACACCAATATGACAACAGCACAAACGGGAGCCTTGGCTACGTTTGGAACTAATGATGCATCTGCTTTTCAGACTGCTGAAAATGCGGCAGCAGTATCAGGCGGTATTGTTAGGTTTCCGGCAGCGATGTGCGTGGTTGGTGCAACTATCAACGTTGGGAACGAAGTCAGCTTCCAAGGCCTAGGTGCAGGTAAATCCATTATAAAATGGCTATCGCAAACGGCCATGACTACCGCTGTTTTCAAAGGTTATACAGGTAGCAATTCATGTACTCCTGACATTGCCAGAGGATGGACAGACAATCAGTTCAGGGATTTCGAAATAGACGCTTCTGCCGCATTGGTATCCCCTGTTTATATCGACAGCAAGGCCATCAGTATGAATTGTACTGTGCGCATGGTTCAAGATCATATCTATGCGCACGATACACCCGCAACTTGCTTAGCCGGAGACTATCAATTTGGCGGCACACAAACATTCAATATAGTGCAGAATTGCGGCGCATTAGATGTTAATGGCGTAGGAGGCAATGGCATTGGTGATGCAACAGAAGGCTTGGTCGGAGAATCATACATTATTGCTGGTAACACCATTATTAATCCCGGCCATGTAGGTGCGCTTGTTGAAAATCAAACTTCAACTTCTTCGAACGCCCACGTCATAATTGCCGACAACTATATTCAAGCCACGCAAACTCAAGGCTCAATCGGCCAAGGTGGTATTGACGATGGTTCTATCGGTGGCGTTATTACTGGAAACCGAGTTTTTGGTCCTCCGTACACTAACTCTGCGTGGGCATGCATTAGAGCATCTTCGGGTACAACATCACAATCACCCGGACTTGAAACTGTCATTACTGGAAATAGCGCAGAAAATTGCGGATACGCTGGTATTCTTGTTGACCAAACTACGAATGGTTCACTACCTGCCAATGTTTTGGTTGCAAACAATCGCGTCAAAAATATCTACAATTCCGGTATCCGATTTTTAGCAAATGCCTCATCGCCAATGGATGGGGTAAGCGTTGTGGGAAATACGGTTTTGAGTAGTTTTGGTTCAGGTATTTCTTTTACAGGGGCCGGTGGATTTAAAAACGTCAAGATCAACGATAATACTTTGGCTAATAACGGAACTTCTGGTGGTGGCTACGTTCAATCTGGCATTTCTGCTAGTTCTAATATAGCTGGCCTCACAATGGTGGGTAACCTTGCGTATGACGACGCAACTGGAACTCAGAAATACGGTTTTGCTATTAATACGGGAGTATCCGTCACTAACGCTTTAACCGCCGATAACAATTTCGACGGTAACGCCACATCTCCTTACGACATATTGGGAACAATTTCCGGTGTGCTTCAGACACAAGGATCTTCCTCTAGTGGCGGTGTTGCTCTAAGTAACAGCGCAATGAATGCTGCTACTGCTGGCAGCATATTTGATCTTAGTAGCGCATCCGACTCTATGATCCTGCCTATAGGAACAACGGGTACGCGCCCAACTGGGGTTAATGGTATGCTCCGTTATAACAGCACCGGCCCACAGGTTGAAGCTTATGTCGGCAATACTTGGACGGCTATCGGAACAACCGGTGGTGGAGGCGGTATCACAGCACTTACGGGAGATGTAACAGCTTCTGGTTCTGGTTCGGTCGCGGCGACAGTCAACAGCATCGGCGGTGATGCAAATGTGGCTTTCCTGGACAAGGCCGAAGTTTTCACGAAGTCCCAGCGCGGCACGCCGGTGGCAGTCACGCTTAGCACCTCGACATTCTCGCCTGACTTCTCAACTAGCAACAACCAGACGTTTGCGCTTGTGCATGCGTCTTGCCCTTGCACTATAGCTAATCCAACAAACATAGTTGCAGGTCAAAGCGGTATGCTGGCAGTAAGTCAAAGTTCAACAGGGTCTGATACAATTACTTGGGGAACTTACTTTAAATTTGCTGGTGGCACAGCCCCAACACTTAGCACGACAGCAAGCGCGACCGATCTTCTGCCCTATTACGTGATCGACTCTACCCATATTGCAATTGGTGCTGGTGTCCTCAATGCACACTAAGATATTCCTTTCGATCGCAGGATTACTTCTTTTGGCTGGGAGTGCCAACGCGCAGATTATTAATGCCTTTGTCCAAGGTTCTACGACTGGTTCTTTTAAAACTATGTCGGTGGACGGCGCGTTCAGTTCAACAAACAACCCCACCACAATGGCCCTTACTGGCTCAAGCGAGCTGGTGATGTGCTTCGTTAGATCGACGAGCAGTCAACCAACCAGCATAACTGATTCAAAGGGCCTTACTTGGACAATGAGAGCTTCGGGCAACACCGCGGGTGGAGCATATGTTTCTGAATGGTGGGCTATATCACCTAGTTCAGGCTCAGATACAATAACGGCAAACTACAGCGGAGGGGCTTTCGCTCACTCGATTTTTTTCTGTATAATACTCGCCACTTCATCAACGCCGTTTGATCCTAATTCTTCCGTTCCGGTCCTAAGCAACACGACCAGCACATCAGGAGCGACTCCAGTATCTCCCATCAGTACAAATGTTTCGCATGATATGATATTAGCTTCCTATCTGACAAATGCATCCGAGGGAACGGTAACTTATCCAGCGGGTTTTACGCAAACTACTTCTGCAGGTACCGCAACTGATGTTTCTTATCAAATCGTTACAACCGTTCAATCTGGTATAAGTCCTACATATAGTTGGACAGGAACGGCTCCAGCAGTTGGTATATTCGATGCAGTACAGGCAGCGTTTGGACCATGACCTCTCATCGTGTATGAAATGTGCCTACACAAGCCACCATCCAGTCCAAGATTTATCGAGGCTACGGGCAGGCTGCCAAACGCCTTGGTGACTCCTTCTACTTCTACCGTCCTGCGCCCGCGCCATACCTTCTGACCGAGCAGGGTCGCATCCTGCGCGGCGAGAACGGCATGCCGCTGCTGGCGGAGCCGCAATCACCGCTGCTGTCCGAGTCTGGGCAGTACCTCCAGACCGACGCCTCCCCGACGCTCGATGCCGAGACCGGACTTCCGCTGCAAGCTGAGAGCGGGCAATTCCTCGCACTAGATTCCACGTCTCAGACTCAGTCGCAGAACCTGCAATCCGACATGCCGCCTGTCTACGGGATGAACCCGACGGCGGACGGCACGCATTATACCTCGATGCTCGTGTCCCTGAATGCCGAGGACATGGGCTACAAGCGGCCCAACAAGTACGGCAAGGCGACCTGGTACGCGCTGTTCGACGCCACCAATGCGCAGGTCGGCGACTATCTGATAAGCGGCGGTGCGCCACTGCTGGGAGAGAACGGCCAACAGCTGCTCGCCGAAAGCGGGCAGGGGCTTGTTGCCGACGTCGCCTATTACAGCCGATCAACCTATTTCATTGCTGCGATGCAGCCATTGCTGCCGATCCTCGTGGTCGAGTGCAACCGCGTCATCGACGTCGTCAGGACGGCGCAGACCTCAGCCCCGGGGGTTACGGCCTATGGCGGTCGGCAGGCATCGACCGACACGCTGCTGATGCAGCAATGGCCGGCATCGATCCTCCAGGGACCCAAGGGCGAGAAAGACGAAGTCGGACTGCCGGGCGATACGCGCCAGCCATGGTGGGTCGTCCTGCTTCCCTACTATCTCGGGGTCGAGCTCCGCACCGGCGACCGGATCAATGACGATCTCGGCCGCAGCTACACGCTGTCGAGCGTGGAACTCACTGACCTCGGATGGCGCGCCACTGCACAACAGGCCACGTCATGAGCGATCTATCGGACGTCCTTTCGGCCCTCGCTGCCATTGTCGGGCAGACCGTCTACCCAAACGGCACAAACCAACCCAGCCTGACGGGCAACCTCGTCTTCATCTATCCGGGCTGGCCATCGCCGGCGAAGCTCGATCAGGACCTGGCGGCAGGCAACGTCAATATCTCGATCTTCCCGAAAAATGAGGAACGGAACACCACCCGCTATCCGACCGATCAACAGGTGACGGTTCCGGCCAATCCGACGCTCACGGCGACGATCTCGGGCCAGACGGTCACCATAGGCGGGACGAACAACGGCCAGGCGCAGAACATCGCTATCAACGTCAATGGGACGCCCTACGTCTACGCCGTGCAGCCCACGGATACCCTCCCGGGCATCGCCACAGCCTTCTCGATACTCACAGGCGGGGCGAACACCGGCCCGGTCATCACACTGCCTCCTACCGCCCGCATTCTGTCGGCACGGGTGGGCGCAGCCGCGACGGTCGCCGCCGAGCTGAAGCGACAGGAGAAGGTATTCATGATCTCGATCTGGGCCAATTCGCCCCAGATCCGCGATCTGCTGGCAGGACCGATCGACACCGCGCTGGCGGGAATCGAGAACCTGACCATGCCGGACGGCTACGCCGCGCGCCTGATTTACAAGAACACGACCCAGACCGACGGGCTTCAGAAAGAGAATCTTTTCAAGCGCGACCTAAATTACAGCGTCGAGTGGGCCACCACGAAGGCCGGAACAGCACAACAAGTCATCGTCGGCGTCGAGAATCTCACCGATCCCAATCAAAGCACATTCACCGTCAATTACTGACATCTAAGACAAGCCGTCTTTTCAGCCACAAGCCGTCCTTCGGGGCGGCTTTTTTATTGGAGCTTCGCCTATGACTATTTCGCAGCAAGGCCAGATCAACACGACGGCATTAGTGCTGCCGGATCTTTACGTCCAAATCGTCCCACCACAGCCCCTTCTAAACGGCGTACCGACCAACATCGGGGCTATCGTGGGCACCGCCTCGTGGGGTCCGGTCAACAGCCCGACGATCATCGGCAACTACGCGCAGTACGCCCAGACCTTCGGTCCGATGCAGCCGCGCAAGTTCGACGCCGGTACGGCTGTCGCAGCCGCTGTCCTGCAGGGCGCCTCCAATTTCCGCATTGTCCGCGTCACCGACGGCACCGATACCGCCGCCAGCGTCGTCGTCCAGACCAGCTGCATCACTTTAAGCTCGATCTATACCGGCAGCCTCGGCAACACCTCACAGGTAACGCTCTCGGCAGGCTCAAAGGCCAGCACGTTCAAAGCCACGGTCGCCATGCCTGGCGCCTATCCCGAAGTCTTCGACAATGTCGCCGGGACTGGCAACGCCTTCTGGGTTGCACTGGCTCAGGCTATCAATCAGGGCAATTCGCCTCTGCGCGGCCCATCGAAGCTCATCACCGCGGTCGCCGGCGCTGGCACCGCTGCCCCCACTCTTGCGACCCTCAGCCTGTCGGGCGGCACTGACGGGGTTACGACCATCACCTCCGCGGTCCTCATCGGCCAGGACGCCATCCCGCGCTCCGGCATGTATGCGCTGCGCAATACCGGCACCTCGGTCGCCATGCTGGCGGACGCCGACGACAGCACCCAATGGACCAACCAAGTCGCCTTCGGGCTCTCGGAGGGCATCTACATGATTATGACCGGCCCGTCGGGTGACACGATCGCCAATGCGGTCACGACAAAGGCGTCTGCTGGCATCGATAGCTATGCCGCCAAGCTGCTGTTCGGCGACTGGATCCTGTTCAACGACACCGTCAACCAGCTCCAGCGCTATATCAGCCCGCAGGGCTTCATCGCCGGGCTGCTATCGAACCTGTCGCCGCAGAACTCGACGCTCAACAAGCAGCTCCAGGGCATCGTCGGCACCCAGAAAAGCTCGATCAATCAGGTCTACAGCTCTGCCGATCTGCAAGCTCTCGGCTCGGCTGGGATCGACATCATCACCAATCCAGTGCCCGGCGGCTCCTATTTCGGCGCGCGCTTCGGCCATAACACCTCGAGCAATGTCGTCATCCACGGGGACAATTACACCAGGATGACCAACTACATTGCCAGCACGATCAACGCCGGCATGGGTATCTATGTCGGTCAGCCACAGACCCCAAAACTGCGCCTGCAAGCCAAGGCGACGCTCTATCAGTATTTCCTCAACCTACTCAATCAGGGCCTGATCGGCACTGCCGACGGATCGACCCCATTTCAGGTCATCCTCGACAACTCGAACAACCTGCAAAGTCGCGTTGCGCTAGGCTACATGCAGGCCGACATCAAGGTCATCTATCTCAGCATCGTCGAGTTTTTCATTGTCAATCTCGAAGGCGGTCAATCGGTGACGATCAGCCGCGCCGGTAATCCCACGCCCGTCCTTTCATAATCAGGAGATTCTAGACCATGCCCGTAAATAATATGACGGTCGGCAAGGATGTTTCCCTTGTCCTCCAGACCGCGACCGGTCCGCTGACGATCAGTATCACCGAGTTCAGCGCCAAGCCGCTCTATACCCCGCTGAAGAGCAAGCCGCTTTCCGGCGAGACCATCTATGGCAAGATCCCTGACGGCCACGAACTGTCATTCAAGTTGGATCGTCTCAGCCCGGCTGTCGATGACTATTTCGCGGCCGAAGAAGCTGCCTATTTCGCCGGGCAGAATCAACTCTCTGGCACCGTCTACGAGACCATCCAAGAGGTCAGCGGCATCACCCAGTACAGCTATACCGGCGTGATCATCATGCTCGAAAATTCGGGCGACTATGCTGGCGACAAGAAGGTCGAGCAATCGATCAAGGGCATGGCAACGAAGAAATTAAAGGTCAGCTGATGGATACGCCCTCAGAAGCCATTATCAAGGCTGCGAACGCAACCGAGGATGTCAAGGACGCGTCGGGTCGCGTTCTCACGCTGAAAAAGCTCACAGCACTGGATCGCATGCGGCTATTCGAGGTGGTTGGGGCCGAAAACGTCAAAAATGACTACTATCTCGGCTATGCCACGCTTGCCTTTCAGGTTGTAGCCATTGACGGCGTGGACGTGGCTCGCCCGACCTCAAAGCTAGCGCTGGAAGGCCTCGTTCAGCGTCTCGGCGATGATGGGATCAACGCCATTGCAGCGAATGCACGGGCTGATACGGAAAATGACCACGACGCCAAGGAACTGGTAAAAAACGCGTAGAGCATCCCGAATTGGTCAAGAGCCTATGGCTCGTGAAGAACGGGGTGCCTTTCGACGTAGCTCTGTCGCTCGATGACATAGACCGGACGGCATACTGCATCATCTTCGGCGGTTTCGAAGGGCATAAATGGAACTGGTCGCGCATGGAGTGGGAAAAGCATGAATAGCTTCGCCTCATTCGCAGGGTTTGCCGCTCACCTGGCCGAAGTCATGGTGGAGACCGCGATCGTCGAGCGCGAAGCCCTCGAGAATGCCGCCGTTATCATCGAAAAGGCCGCGAAGGCAAAGATTGGCGAATATCAAGATCAGGCTGGTGAGTTCGCTGCCTGGGCCGATCTGGCAGAGAGCACGAAACAGGATAGGGTCGCCAAGGGTTTCTCTGAAGACGATCCGGGCCTGCGCACAGGGCAGATGCGTGACAGCATCGAGCATCAAGTTCATGGCTCAGAGGCCGAGATTGGCTCGAATGATGATGACATGGTCTGGTTCGATCAAGGGACCGTCAAGCAACCGCCACGCAGTGTATTCGGTGGCACAGCTTTCGAGCAGGGTCCAGTCGTAGCGGCTGAAATTGGTGCTGAGATGTTCGCGGTGCTTTCCGGCACGCGTAAGAGGTAAGTCATGGAAGCCTACAAAATTGGCGTCACAATCGCCCTGACGAACCTCGTCGGCACCGAGCTCACAAACCTCATCGGCCAGTTCGGCAGAGCCGACAAAGCGGCTCTCGGTCTAGCCGGTTCGATGAAGCTGCTCGGCGGTATCGTGGCTGTGGGTATCGTGTCAGCGTTCGCAGCCGGTGTTGAAGAAGCGAAGAAATTTCAGACTGAAGTCGCCAAGTTCCAGACACTCGGCTTTGGCGACAAGGTCAATGGCGACGCCCAGAGCTTTGCCGAGCATATGCGCACGGCAGGAACCAGCGCGCGGGAGAATATGGCGCTCGTAACCGACGCCATGGCGGTGTTCAAGAATCTCGATCATGCCGAGATGGCCGCGCCAATCATGGCGCAGATGAAATTTGCGAACGCTGCGCTCTATGGCGATCAGGGCGGCGCGCGTGATCAGAAGTTCATGGACATGCTGAAGGTCATCGAGTTCCGCGGCGGACTGTCGAGTGACGCGGAGTTCCAGACCCAGGCCAATTTCGTACAGCAAGTCATCAACGGCAGTCGTAATCGCGTCGATGGGACCGCATTGCTTCAGGCCCTCAAGACCGGCGGCGTCGCCCTGTCGCGTCGCGAGAACAGCGCCTTCTATCTTGGTTCCGAACCGCTCATTCAGGAATTTGGCGGCCAACGCTATGGCACCGGCGCGATGAGCGCCTATCAGAACCTCGTGATGCTCCGGACAACGCAGCGGGCTTTGACCGAAGACATGCGCCTCGGGCTGCTTGATCCCCATAAAATCGAGATGAATGGCTTCACCGGCAAGGTCAAAAGCGCACAGCCTGGTGCCATGAAGGGCGGAGATATCCTCGCGAAGGAAGGCGAACTGGCTTTCCTCGAAAAGGTCCTGCTACCAGCCTTCGCGGCAAAAGGCATCACATCCGACGACGCTATCATCCAAGAACTCGGCACGATCCTGACCAATCGCACGGCCTCAGGCCTCTTCGCCCGCATTTACCAGCAACGCAATCAGCTGCACACGCAGATCGACGCCAATCGTAATGCGCAGAATATCGCGCAGACCGTCAAAACGGCGGACCTGACGCAGGCGGGCCAGCTCATCGAGCTCGAGGCCCAATGGCACACTCTTTTGAAGGAACTGGGCACGCTGATCCTTCCCACGGTGATCTCGGTCACCAAAGGCCTTGTCGCTGTCCTTCGGGAAGTAAACGGCTTCTCCAACTGGAAGTCCGACGCCGAGAAGTCGATAAAGGATCAAGGGCGTGACGGCCTATCGGGTTCACTTAACTGGTGGTCGACTCATCTTGGCGGCTCGTCGTCGGTTCCTCAGGCCAAGCAGTCCGCGATAACGATCAACACCACCACCGTCCTTGATGGGCAGGTCATCGCCAAATCGGTCACCAAACATCAGGACATCCAGATGCAGGGAGTCGCCTCGATGGGATCGACCGGCTCGACCGCCGATTATGGCCTCACGCAATACCGTCCGTCGTTCGGCTACTGATGACCGTCGCCCTCACCCTTGGCGGCGTCCTGTTCGCCGACTTCGAGGTCCCGGAAAAGATCAATTTCGGGGGCCAACAGGTCCTCGTTACCCACAAGCTCCCCGGCGGCCAGCGCATCATCGACGCCATGGGGCGGGATGACATGCCCATTCGCTGGTCAGGCCGCTTCCGCGGTTCGTCAGCCGAGTTCCGCGCGCGGTCGCTCGACTTCCTCCGGGTTGGCGGGCAGGTCCAGCAGCTGGCCTTCTCGACCTTCCGCTACAGCGTCCTGGTCGATAGCTTCGAAGGCGATTTCCGCCAACCCTACGAGATCCCCTACTCAATCAGCTGCACGGTGGTCCAGGACCAGACCAGTCCGATCCTGACGGCCCTTATCGGCCTCGATCAGGCGGTCGGGGAAGACGTCAACAGCCTGGTCCAGATCGGCGCCAACCTCAATCTGCCGGGCGTCACCACCGCGATCGGCGGCGTCGTCACGGCGACCAGCACGATCCAGACCTTTCAGGGCGTGGCGTCCTCGGACGTATCGGCAGTCCAGACGGCCATATCTCTCGCACAAGGGGCCACCGGGACCGCCATAACCGCTGGAAACGGCACCGTGGCGGCGTCTGGCAGCGTCGCGGGCATGGTTGGGGGTCTTGACCCATCCGGCCTCGCCAGTGGGCTCGTATCACAGGCCACGGCCTTCGCGAACCTCGGGCAGCTCTATCAGCTCCAGTCGTCCCTCACCCGGATGGCGACTAACATCACCAATGGGGTCGGCTAATGCGCACCATCGTTGTCTCCGGCGGGGACCTGTTTCACCTCGCCCTCAAATATCTGGGCGATGCGACGCAGTGGTCCCGTATTGCTCAGGCAAACGGCATCCTCGATCCTCAGATAGCCGGCGTGGTCACCCTCAAAATCCCGAAGGTCGATCTGAGCCAGACTGGAGGAGTGCTTGTCCTTTGATCTCGCCCAGCCCCAGGGCAGCGTCGCCCGCTACCCTGTCTGCAAAGCGACCCTGAACGGGAGCACGCTGCCGGGCGTCATCAGCGCCGAGGTCACCAATAATACCCATTTCACGGCGGACACCTATCACCTGACACTGGCGATGAGCGCCCTGCCTTCCGGCATGGATGCGGCCTATTTCAGCTCCTCCGCCAACGACCAGGTTGCCATAACCGCGTCCTTCGCCGACGGCTACCAGCCCGATCAGCTGCTAATTATCGGACAGGTCGATGATGTCGATGTGGACCTGGTCAAGCGCACCCTGACGCTCACCGGGCGCGATCTATCCGCGCAGATGATCGATACCAAGACCTCGGATCACTTTCAGCAAAACACGGCGAGCGAGATTGTGGCAATCATTGCCGGTCGGCATGGTTTGCAGACCAACATCGCCGCCACGACGACCAAGGCCGGAACCTACTACGAGCTGTATCACTCGCGGCTGACGGTATCACAGACCGAATGGGACCTGCTGATCTTCCTCGCCGAACAAGAAGACTTCGATCTCTGGGTCAGCGGCAACACGCTCAATTTTCAGCCCTCGGTCGCTGAAACCGATCCACCATACGTGCTGCTCTGGTCCGATCTGGGCCCCGGCAACAAGTCGAGCAACTGCTCAGACCTTCAGCTGAAACGGTCGCAAACGCTGGCAAAAGATATCATCGTCAAGGTCCGCAGCTGGAACCAGGCTCAGGGTGTCGCCTTCACTGTCGAGAGCAAGCGCAATCAGGCGGCAAAGTCTCAGCGCTCTGGCGGACAGGCACAAACCTACTTTTTCCGCCTAGCCAATGCCACACAGGCGCAGGCCCAGCAATTCGCGAACAATATGCAGGAGAAGATCAGCCGACATGAGCGCGTCGTCACCGCAGCAATGCCCGGCGATAACCTGCTGACGATCAGAAAGCCTGTGAAGCTGGTCGGCACCAATACCGACTGGGACCAGGTTTACTACGTCGACTCGATCCATCGGCATATCTCGATGCAAGGCGGCTATCGCATGGAAGTGCGAGCCAAGAACCACAGCACGGCGAGCATGGTGACCGAATGAGCGACGTTCTGCGCAACCATATTCGCATAGAGATTGCCAAGGCGTTGGCGAACCTCGGAACCACGCTGCACGGCACGGTCCAGAGCTATGATCCGGCGCACTACAGCGTTCGGGTTGCCATTCAGCCCGATGGCGTCCTGACAGGCTGGATACCGCTCAAAGCAGAGGCGGTCGGCAATGGCTTTGGCGTCGTCTATGGGCCGAATATCGGCGACGCCGTCGAGCTGACCTTTCAGGAGGGCTCGCTGCAGGCCGGTGTGTGCGGTGGCCGGTTTTTCAACGCGCAGAACCAACCACCTCCGGTTCCATCAGGTGAGTTCTGGATTGTCCACAAGAGCGACAGTATCGCCAAATTCCATAATGACGGGTCAGTGGAATTAACTGCCAACACGAATATGACTCTAACGGCAGGCGGTACGCTTCGCCTTACCGCTCCAACCATTCAGCTCCACGCGACCACAGAATACCGCTGGGACGTCAACGGTCATGGCCAGGCATGGCTCGGAACCAAGATCGATACCTATCAAATCGGCGAAACTGCCGGTTCGGCCCACGCAATCAGCCCACCAGAGATCGGCGACTAACCTATGGCCGACCTTGATCACACTTACTCGGGCGATTTATCCGTTTCGGCCAATGGCGACCTTTTGACCGCAGACAGCCTCGAACTTAGTAAACAGCTGGTCTTACGACGACTGCTGACCAACCCGTGGGCTTATATCTGGCATCCAGAATATGGCGCAGGGCTGCCAGCGATGATCGGTCAGCCCATTGATGCTCCGACTGTCAGCGGCATCATCACGGCACAAATGTTCCTTGAGGCATCGGTTGTCCAAGACCCGCCACCCACGATCACCGTGACGCCGATCGCCAACGGCATGTTCGTCGAAATCGCCTATTTCGAGACCGATTCTGGCGAGCAAGTCACGCTCGCATTCAATCCAGCCGACTTAAACCAGTAGACTTTCATGGCTTCATTGCAAACTGCCGATTTTACAACCCTAGTGCGATCGATGGTAGCTGCTGTCCAAGCTGGCACGGCAACACTCATCAACCTGAACGTCGGCAGCGTCTATCTGGCGATGATGGAAACAGTGGCCGCGCAGCTGCTATGGCTGCAAGGCCTCGTCGTCTACGTCCTGACGCTCACGCGGGCGGCGACCAGCTCGGGGAAGGACCTCGACAGCTTCGTCGCCGATTTCGGCCTGACCCGCCTTGCCGCCAACTATGCAACCGGGGTGGCTACCTTCGCGCGGTTCACCACGACCACACAGGCCGTCGTCCCATTCAACACGCCGATCCAGACCGCTGACGGCACCCAGAATTTCCTCGTCGAAGCCGATCCGACCAATGCCGCCTATAACGCTGGTCTTGGTGGCTACGTCCTGTCGATTGGCACCTCGAGCGTCTCGGTCCCCGTCATCGCCATCACCGCTGGATCTGCGGGCAACGTGCTCGCCGGCACCGTCACCTCGATCAATCAGGCCGTACCTGGCATCGATACCGTCACTAACGCATCCGGGTTTATCAACGGCCTCGATGCCGAGACCGATCAGGCCCTACGCATTCGCTTCGTCGCCTACTTCGCCTCGCTGTCGAAGGCCACTGCGGCCGCCATCGGCTCAGCCATCGAAAATGTGCAACAAGGTCTCCAATTCACCCTGAGCCCAAACGTCAACTACTCCGGTGCAACTCAGGTCGGCTATTTCGTGGTTGTCATCGATGACGGGTCCGGCGCTCCCTCATCATCGCTGCTGACCGCTGTTGCGCTCGCGATTAACGCTGTCGTGGCGCTCACGGTCACCTTCGGCGTATTCGCCCCCGTGGTCATCACAGCGACGCCTTCGATGACGCTGACTACGGCCTCCGGCTATGTCCATGCCACAGTCGTGGCTCAGGTCGTCACGGCGCTTCAGAACGCGATCAATGGCCTGGGCCTCGGCAATAGCCTGCCTTATACGCGATTGGCCGCAATTGCTTACAGCGTCCCGGGCGTCACCAACGTCTCCTCCGTGCTGCTGAACGGCGGCACTGCCGATCTGACCGCTGACGCGCTGCATACTGTAAAGTGCGGAACTGTGACCGTCGGGTGAGCGGCGATCAGACCGATATCCTCGGCAGGCTGAAAGCGGGCCTGCCGACTGGCTGGTTTCAGGCACCGACACCAATTCTCGATTCGGTGCTGTCCGGTTTCGCCGCAGTGCTGGCACAGGCCTATTCGCTGATCCAGTTCGCCAAACTCCAGACCCGCATAGCAACGGCCACAGACGGCTTCCTTGATCTGATCTCACGGGACTATCTTGGGACGACTCTGCCACGTAACAGCGGCGAGATGGACGGTACCTTCCGGTCCCGCATCCAGGCAGCCATCCTCCGCCAAAAGGCAACGCGCGCGGGCATGATCGCAACGCTGGTGGCGCTCACAGGTCGAGTTCCAGTGATCGTCGTGCCATCGACCCCGAATGATGTCGGCGCCTACGGTGTCAGCACTTCGGGCTACAGGGTCGCCGGCTATTACGGTTCGCTGCTGCTGCCATACCAGTGCTTCATCACCGCCTATCGCGCGCTGGGATCGGGCATTCCGAATGTCGCAGGTTACGGCATCTCGACGGCTGGATACGGCGTCGCCAGTCAAAATTGCTACTGCGATTTGAGCCAAGTCACCGGCAGCGTTCCTGACTCGGCAATTTACGCGGCGATTGCCGCGACGGAAGCTGAAGGAACGATCTGCTGGACTGAAATATTATCATAACCAAGGAGACTGAATGGATAGAGTCATCAACTGGGCTGGGGCAATTCCACTCGAAACCGACCTTCTTAATACAAACAAGAACACGATGGAAGCTCTTGGGTATCTGGCCCAAGCGATACTTGGGTCTTCGAAGATATTCGATGGACTGGCCTGCACGCCGACATCACCCGCATCGCTTCAGGTCAATATCGGGGTCGGTTCCTGCTACGCCCTCGCTGCTGCTGATGCCTCGGCCTATAGCAGTCTTGCCGCTGACACCACACAGATCCTGAAACAGGGCATTCTCGGATCTTCGATCCTTCTGACGTGCGCTGCTCCATCAACGACCGGATACTCGATCAACTATCTCATTCAGGCCGAATATGCCGATAGCGATAGCGGATCGACGGTCCTCCCATACTACAATTCCAGCAATCCCTCAGTGGCTTACAGCGGTCCAGGCAACAGCGGCGCAGCCAATTATACGGTCCGTAAAGGCACAATCTCGATCAACGCCAAGGCTGGCGCAGCTGCGACCACTGGAACACAGACCACGCCATCCCCAGACCCTGGATACACCGGGCTCTATGTCGTCACGGTCGCCAACGGCGCGACGACGATCGGCAGCGGAAATATCAGCTTTGCTCTGAATGCGCCGTTTATCGGGGTGAAGCTACCGCTCATTCCGACCCTCATACGCACGCGCTTAACGGCCAACACGTCATATTATGTCTCGACCAGCGGCAGCGACTCGACCGGCAACGGAAGCTCAGGACTTCCTTGGGCGACCATTCAGAATGCCGTCAATTACGTGCAAGACAATATCGACCTGAATGGCTTCACCGCGACGATCAATGTGGCTGATGGTACTTATAGCCCCTTCTCGGTATCCGAGCCGCTTGTCGGGCCCGGGCTGCTACAGGTTACTGGTGACATCGCTAATCCAGATAATTGTATTATCTCGGCTTCGGGAGCTGCTGACTGTATAGTGGCCGTTTACGGAGCTACAGTTTCCGTATCAGGCTTCAAACTGATTGGGTCATCTGGTAACGGCCTGCACGCATCCTACGGTGGCACCATCATGGTGAGTGGCAGTATGGACTTCGGCGCAATCGGAAATGCGCAAATCGATTCCGATGGCATAGGATCATCGATCATCATCACCAGTCCCTACAAAATAAGTGGCAGCGCCAGCTATCATCTAGCCACATTCTATGGTGGACATATTGTAGTTGGGGCTGTGGCACTGACGCTGACTGGAACGCCCGCATATTCGGTCGGGTTTGCGGCGACAGTGGGCGGCGGCGGTCTGATCCAATGTAGCGCCGTGTCTTTCTCCGGATCAGCTACAGGACCGAAATATAACTCCTCGTTGAATGGTGTGATAAACACTAATGGCCAAGGGACAAGTTATTTCCCTGGTAGTACAGCTGGAAGCACCCCGACTGGCGGACAGTACGCATAAATATCACCAGCTTTGATGTGTTCATCATGACGGAAACGACGATGCAAGAGTTGAAAGACGACATCACCGAGCTTCGCACCTTGACGGGGGCGAACACCTCAGGCGTCGCCAAGCTGGAAGCAATCGTCTCGATCCTGACAGACCGCATTCAGGGCCTCGTGACGACCGTGTCGAACCTCACTCAGACAATTCAGAGCAATGAGAAATACCACACCCGTGAGATGGAGTACTTCAAGGACAGCTTGGAAATTATCAAACAGCACGGCAAACAGCTATCTGCACTGGAGCACTGGCAAGCCGGTCAACAGAAGTGGGGAGAGAACGTGATAGAGCTGGTCACCGAAAACGACAAGCGTCTGAACAAGCACGGCGACAGTCTCGACGCACGGGTCGATGATCTGGAAGCGTGGAAGAACAAGAAAGATGGTGGTTATGCCATGCTCGCGCTGGGGGTCGCCAATATACTGACAATAGTGGGTTTAGTCGTGGTATTTTTCCGCCATTAGTGTAATATCAACTATAAACACCGCCTAACAACTAACGCCTTGGAGTTTACATGAATGTGTTCAAAGAAGCACTTGAGGGACATCCCCTTATAGCCCTCGAAAAGATTTACGACACTGTTCTCGGCGTCCTGCCTGCTCCCATCGCAGCAATGGTCAAAAAAATCACCTCGGACGAATTTCCGGTCGTCGTCGATGCCGTATCGACTGTTGCTCAGGACGTGATCGCCGGCGGTCTGTCTACAGCGTCGTTCGTCAAAGCCGCGCTCGATGCCGAACAGATCCTCATTGGCAAAGGCCTGACCGTCGCTCGCACGGATATCTTCGCCGCGCTCAACCTTCAGGTCAGCCAGTTACAGGCTGCTGCTGCAACGGCCCAACCGCAGACCGAGCCTACGCCAGCAAGCTGATCGTCGCTTAGTTTCGAGTTCAACGAGCCTCGGTCAGCAGAAGCTGGCCGGGGCTTTTTTTATGTCAAAGGAGCAATCGTGAAATGGCCGCCATTAATTATTCGCTTGTCGCTAAAACTGCCGCTGCAAACGGGATCACAGGGCTTGTGGGCATCGGTATCTACCTTCTTCTCCAATCCCAAGGCGTTCCTGTCACGCCTGATCAGGTCACAATCGTCGTCGGACTCGTGATGGCTCGCGTTACAGCCTTCATCGTCAATCATCACATCATCTCGCAAAAGCTCACCAACATCGGAGATAAAATTGATAGCCTGGTTAAAACGACTGCTGGGGATCTCCCCACCATCAACTACGCCGGTTCCGACTTCCCGGCTGGCAAGAACGGCTCCGCCGGCGGCCAATGACCTGGCGAGCCTGTCCGCGGTCGAGGTCATCGCACTCACGCTGATCGGCGAGGCGGAAAGCCTTGGCCACCAGGGTATGCTCGAGGTCGCGTGCGTCATCCAGAACCGGCTACGGATCGCGCCGATGACCTGGGGTCTGACCCTTGCAGACGTTTGCCTCAAACCGTGGGCCTTTAGCTGCTGGTTATCAGCGCCGCGAGGCGAGAGGGAACGCTTGCTCCAGATTGTCGATACGAACCCACTATACGGGCCGTTTGTCTACGCGCAGGGTATCGCCGCCGATTTGCTCAAAGGCACGATAAAAGACGTGACTTCCGGCGCGTGCGGATATTTCAATAGCAAGACCGTCATGGCCCCGAGTTGGGCCGTCGGGAGGACGCCGTGCCATACCAACGGGCCGATCCTGTTCTATGATCGGTCGGCCATGCTGGGCTAGCCTAACAGTATATTAGTACAGGAGCAGACAGGGTGACCCAATACCGCCTGGTTCCTGACGGACGACGCGATGAGGCTGATAAGGTCGTTGGTCCGTCGCTGCACGAGGTCGAGGAGACAGGGCGTTCCCGAGCACTGACGTACGCCCGCAATAGTGGTCGCCTCCAGGAGTTCTATGCCTATTTTGGGCCGCAAGACGCCGTGCAGGAGCCTGTGAAGCAACGCGATACCGGGCGAGGCGGCCGGTAGGCCTTCCCGGGATGTTGCGCCTCATAAGGTTGGCGGTCGTGGCTCTGAGCGTCGTCTCGGGAGCAGCGCGCGCAGCCGAGTTCAAAGCGCTCACGTCGCCGGATGGCTCCCAGGCCATAAGTATGACTGGGCAGATCGAGCTCAATGATGACGAGAAGTTCGCCCGCGTCGCGTCGAACCTCGAAGACGCGACGGTCTGGCTTAATAGCCCCGGCGGATCGACGATCGCAGGACTCAGCATCGGAACAGCGATCCGCCTTAAGGGGTGGAGGACCGCTGTGCCTCAGGGTGCCAGCTGCGCATCGTCATGTGGCCTGATTTGGCTGGCAGGGGCCAAGCGCATTCTGGGTTTGGGCGCGCGGGTCGGCTTCCACGCCAGCTACGTGATCAGGGACGGCGTTCCCATGGAAGCCGGCGCCGGAAATGCGTTGGTCGGTTCATATCTAAACAAGCTGGGTATGAGAGACACCGCGATCATTTATACGACCTCAGCCTCACCAACGTCGATTACCTGGCTGACGGCTCAGGACGCAAAGGCTGTTGGTATCAGCGCGACGTTTGATAGCCTCGAAATGTTGCCTGGGTCGGCGCCTTCCCAGAAAGAGGCTGCTATCGTTGAGCCGCCGGCTACAGCTGCTCCGATGGTCACACCACGAGGCGATGAGAAGGGTGACCCAAGTGCGCCGACGCCTCCAGGCGACAGCCAAGTTCTTGGCCAGCTCTATCGAGGTTTTCCCGGATCGATTGTCATTGCCGGCGAGAAGCCCTGTTTGAGCCAGAAGTGCTCGGTTTCGATAAAAAAGAGAGAGTCGTGGCTAGGATCAGACGGTCAGCGAAGATTTGTCCTCATTGCTGCGGTCGAAATTCAGGGCGCCTGTCACGCCTGCCGCGCAGAACTCGGGGTCATCGTATTGAGGTGGGAAAATGGCGCTTGGATAATTGAGGAACGTGACCCGCTAGCTTCCGATATTGGCAGCTTCGGAACTCTCGGTGGGGAAGTCGAGATAATGCACATCTATGGCTTCGATCCGCTCATTGAAATATCTGATACAGACATGCATTTTGGTGAAGTCGACCAACTCACATCGATTCTTGGCCGCGTCAAAGGCCACATTAAGAGCATCATCGATATCACTACTATGCACGCAACAGGCGGTAGCTGTGATCCAAGCGAAGACGCTTGTCGGAGCAAGGCTGTAGCGCAAGACTACACTTCGACCATATCTTCTATAGTGGCCGCCGATGACGCAATCAATCTGTATCAGACCTTCTCCGGCGGGACGCCCATCTCACCGAGGTCCTGGCACGTCGATCGCAATGGAACAGTGACGGAGACGTCGGCTCCCCACGGGCCAGAGACTCAGTTCATCAGTTCCAGGTTCGACGGACCATTCAATAATGGCCGAACCGATCGAGCTGAATATGAGAGATGGTTCTACACTCTGATCGGTGACGCGCGATCCGGCGCGGATTTTTGGGCTGGGCAGCGAAGCTTGAAGAACCCGGTGGCATGTTCGACCGTGAAGCCAGATAACCCACTGTGGACGAGTGGCTGTCTGGCCGCTCAACAGAAGCTTACGCCGTTGGATGCGAAGCGGAAGGCTGATCCTGAGTATCGTCGCGGATGGAACAGCTTGTGAGGCCGGCGACCGCAGGTCTGGTGGCATCGCTCTTTGCCGTAACCCTTGCCGCCAGGGCCGACGCTTACCGTAGTGCCGTCGAGCACGTCGTCGCACCAGGCGGGAAGACCGTCTACTACATCATGTCTGTGCCGGGTAAAGACGCCGCCGGTAATCAGAACCTGCAAATTGAAGTTCGGACGAACGACAAGAATACCGTATTGCTTGCCAACATACCGGTTGACAATCCAATGGAGAACCTGACAGGTTTCGCCAAGCTGATGTTGTCGCCAGCCGCCAAGACATTGTTTTTTGAAACCGATGCTTGGGCACGTCGTCCGCTGTTCACTCCCTCGACATCACGACCAAACGAACAACCTGTGTAACCGCCAGCAGGCTTGGATGCGTCGTGTTGGGCGGTGAGTATCAGGGCGATCTCGTGGTCGAGCAGCATCGCCACTTCATCCAAGGTGGCAGCTACGACGCGCTCTATGTATAGCCCTAACGGCCGGCAGCTCGGCATCGTGTCGCAGGGGACGGATACGAAGACGGTCTGCCCATTACTCGGCAACTAGCTGAAGCTCCCCTCCTCCGTAATCCGTTTGGCGCATAACAAACATTATGCAAAAACTTGCCAATTAGCGTCGTAGAATCAAACCTCTACGCTGACCGTGCCTTAATTGGGTTCGCTAACATCCGTGTTTGCAGCGGCTTCCAGGCGGCCTTACGCTCACCGCATGAACGACGTTCTGGGATGGCTACCCTTTATTGACCTGGCGCTCGCCTTGGCATCGTTCGCCATCGGGTTCGGCTACACGCAGTATGAAATATGGTCGCGGCGCACGAAGGGCGAGACCTTCAACGTCGGTTCCAAGGGCTTTGACACGCGCTATCAGCAAGTGCGCGCGGATGTGTTCGATGGCCTCAGGATCAGCATCCCACTCGTTTACAGCAGCATTGTGCTCAACATAGCAGCTAGTGCCATTGCATTTTACCAATCGTACGATCTCGCAATCGTCTATGAGCCTCTTAAGCTTGTAGGTTTCATATTTCTGATCCGCCCAATGTTTTGGCTCGGTAAGCTTATAGCTGATACCATTTGCTGGCTCAGGTTGGAGCATTATGGTCCGTCTCTTTATCCAGGCAGCAATCAGGGAATCCGTATCGCCTATATCAATCTAAAGGACGGAGCGGTTGAGCCTGATACCCTGACGCGTGAAGCGCGACTTAAGCAACACACGCTTTGGAAGGAAACACGTCATGACACGATAGCTGAATATCGGCCAGAACTCTATTTCTGGTCCGGGCTGGCGATTGCCGGAGCCGTGGCAGTTTATGTCCTGACAAGCATCCTGCCGTCGGACAGATCGACGCGTGAACTGGCTGCGAATGTACTGCTCCTCCATCCCTACCTGCTTGTGACTGGCCTGTTTATCACCGCCGGAAAGGACACGTTCGCAGCACGCATCACACTATTCCTCGACCTTTTCGCTTATTGGCTTGGCGCCCAGTTCATTGGCCATGCGCAAGTCAAAGATCCTCCAACCACAAGGACACCGGGCGGCAATGTTTCAGATGACGACGACCTTGGCGGCGGCGGAATCAACGACCCCACCGCCTGACATATGGTCACAAAAATCCGGTATCTATCTCGGCTTCAAGATGAGAGTGGGAGATAAAGAGCCGATCACAATCCATCAAAACTTCATCTACAAGGGCGCCCGCCATATCCTGACGTTTGGCCCTAACTCGTCAGGCAAGACGCGGCGGCTTCTCGTGCCAAACCTCTGCGGCAATCTTCTCGACTGGTCGGTTGTCGTCGTCGATCCAAAGGGCGAACTATGCAAAATGAGCCGCGAGTATCGGCTCAATCGCGATGATGACGGTAATCCGCGAAATAAAGTCATCGTCCTCAACCCCTACAAACTCTTCGGCATACCGTCGGACGGTTTCAACCCAATCATGAGTCTTGACCCCAAGGCAGATGACTTCCCCGATGATGCGTTAAATCTTGCCGATGCCGTCATTAAAGTATCCGGCAGCGAGCGCGATCCTCACTGGACCAATTCCGCGCAAGACCTCATCACAACACTTATCATGTTCGCTCGGATAACGGCGAACATCGTTTATAGCCGCACGGGGGAGATAGCTGACTTTCGCGGTCATTTTGGCTATGTGCGTGAATGTCTCGGCTATGATGCTGATCACTTCAAAGAGCTTATCAAAGAGATCGTTGATACTGCAGAGTCTGAAGAGTATTATTGCCCCGAGTTAGCCACAAAGGCGAATCGCTGGAAGTCAATTGGGAACGACAATAAAGAACTGAATAGTATCATATCGACCGCCTTAACCCAGACCCGTTGGCTCGACAGCAGACCCATCAAACGCGATTTGCTCCGCGGCACTCACGATCTATCGAAATTAAAGGAGCAACCGACAACGTTATACCTGATCCTTCCCGCTAATCGTCTTGCGACACAATCATCTTGGCTCAGGCTGATTATCGTGAGTATCGTTCAGAGCCTGATGAAGGATGCCACTAAACCGAAGACCCCTACCCTTCTGATGCTCGAAGAAATGGCGCAGCTAGGCAATCTTGCGGTACTCGAAAACAATATCGCTTTGATGAGAGGGTACGGAATCAAGCTATGGGGCATCTACCAGGATATGGCCCAAATCCAGGATATTTATAGCAAGCGTTGGGAAAGCTTTGTTGGTAATTCGGGCGTAGTCAATGCGTTCGCGCCGCAGGACGTCGTCACTGCAGAATATCTATCCAAAAGAAGTGGCGTTAAGACTATCTCGCTCAAAAATTCGTCCACAACCACAACTGTGCATGGCCTGGAACCCACGAAGGCTGGCATCTCGTTGAACCAAACACAGCGGCCAGTCCTCTACCCACAAGATATACGGGGAATGGACGATGGCGTTATGGTAACATTTACGCATGCAATAAAGCAGGAGGATAAAAATAAGACCGAAAGAGGTCTATCCATCAAGGCCGAAAATTCCAACTTTATGTATGCCCCCTTCTATACCAATCTTGATGGTTTCACGGATATCGCCAAGCTCGATCCGTCGCTTTAGTGGTTATTAAATTTGTTGGCCTGGAGGAAACTTTCAATGGTGCCATTTTCCAGGTGCCATTGATACTTCTCGCCAAAGCTCATGTCGTCATAGCCCACTGACTTTAAGCGGCTATCTGCTTTCCGACCTTCGATGAGCTGGTGACGCCGGTCATGCCGCAATTCCATCTTGCTCTTGCTACGCGGCTTGACGGCGACCTTGAGTGACTTACCACGGGCCTTGTGCCTGATAGTTGCTTGCTCTCTAAACTCATCAACCTTAAGTTGCCGCTCCGCTATAGCTTGTTCGTGTTTGACCATAGCGAGGCCGGGTAGGTAGGTCTTGAAGCGCGTCCGGTAGGTATATGGCTTAAATGTCGGTAGCCGCTGTGGTAGTGCTTCCTTTAGCTTCCTGGTAGCAATAAGCGTAAACTGATAGACGAATACCTGTTTGTGGTGATCATACCATAGCTGCTGCTTGAAGCTGCGTCGCGGCTTTCTGATCGTAAGTCCCGCCGTGCGCCTGAATGCCCGGCTCTGCCTGGTCTTTCGTTTTCTTCGTTTGCCTGAGCGTGACCGGGAGCCCGGTCTAGTCTCGCCCCCCTAGCCCTCCTTGGAGCGGCCTCCCACTTTCGGCCAATGCGCCTTCCGGCGTCGTGATCGCGCTGTCGTTCTCTTTGGCTGGTTGGGCCTGCGCACTCTCGCCGGCGCTATTGCCCGTAGCCGTATTCGTGTGCTGCGGCCGCGTTGGCTGCTCGGGCTGGTGTCCCTCGGCTTGCTGCCTCTGATCCTTGGCCTGCTGCTCACGCTGAGCGACCTGCTCAAGCAGTGCCGCCCGCTCGGCGCGAGCCTGATCACCGATCTCCTGCCACTCCTGGGCGCGACTGCGGTCGATGTCTCCAGCCTCTGACTTAGTGCCGCCATATCGATAGTCGGCATGTCCGCCGCAGCGGTTGTTCGTGATGGTCTGATAGCCAGCACCTAAAACTGTGCTTTGAAGCTCGATGATGCGTCTCTTCTCAGGGTCTTGCTCCAGTGCCGCCGCGACAGCGAGTTCCTGAATCTCCTTGGCGAAGATCTGGTATTCCTTCATGGCGGCCTGGATGCCCGTGCTTATCCAGTCACTGCCCTCCGTTTCACCCAGAGCCTCGGCATATCTCGCTCCGGGACTGCGAATGCCATCAGGCTCGGAGCGCGCTCGCTTCAAACGTTCCTGTTCGGCTGACTCCCGGCAGGACTCCGCGTGGTGCCTAGATTTCCACGCGAACTCAGTGCGGAAATCGTCTTCCGGGGTTGGTTGATCGGTCCGGTCCCGAAGGGTCTCCCAACTATGGATGACCTTGTCGCGCTGCTTCTCATGCTCGGACAGATCGGGCTGGATGTCCTCGATGCGCTGTGCGCTCGTGGATTTCTGGTCTTGCTGGTCGGCTTGCGGCTTGCCCTCCTCGCCTGGAGGCGCCGGCTGCCCTGGACGGCCCGGTCGCGTGGGCTGTTCAGTATAACCGTCTGAGCCAACGATGAAGTCGGCTTCTGACGTTACGCCCGAATAGTCGGGTGCCTTGGGCTTGGCGCCTGGCCGGGTCGCACTCTGGGCGTTTGCTCCAAAGGTCGCGTTTAGATGGCTTTTGCGCAGTTCGTCGAAGTCTTCCTTCGTCGTTTCGTGGCGCACTTCCAGGGCTTCCTTGTCCGCATCAGTTGAGGTTTCAGCGGTTGCAGGCGCAGGGATAGTCGGATCTGTGTCTAGGTCGGGATGCCGCGGGTACGGGTTCGTCGTGTGCCAGCTCTCCTCGGCAGCCTGGACCCTGGCATCGCGGTCATGGGGCAGCTCGCCATCGCGTATTTCAGAAATCTTGGCATGGACCTCGTTCCACCGTTTCCCGTAGTCCTCGACCTCCCGTTCCCAGATTTCCAAGGCTGCTATGCTGGTTTCAGGTGCGGGTGACATTCTTACATCCGCAAGGTCTATGACGTTGGGTGCGGCTCCGGCTGTCTCGGCACGTAAGGCGGTCAGTTCGGCGTTGCGCTGGCGATTATCATTCTCGGCACGGACGGCGCGCCAGTCATTTCCGGCGTGGCTCTCGCGGCCCTCGCGCTCCATGGCGGTAGCCTGCGGACCGAGTTTGGGTTCGGGGATCAGGCCGGTGCCGCGCGCGGCGTGGCTCTCCATGCTGATACGGGCATCGTAGCCCCACTCAGCCATGCGGCCATTGACGTGGTATTCCCACGACTGACGCAGTTCGATCAGCGACTCTCTATTGTATCCAGGCTCATACGCCTTGGACTGACTGAACCCGATCCCGTCGCGATCTGACAAATCGACCGCTCGAGTGCTGACAAGGATGTGGGAATGCCAGTTCCGCGCATCGACGCCCGGCTTGTCCTCTGGCTCATGGATACCGAACTCAGCGACCAGGCCGCGCGACAAAGCCATCTTCTCGATGAACCCGCGGGTGCCTTCGATTTTCTGGTCGAGGGTCCATTCATGCGGCAGCGAGACGAGCCATTCCCGCGCCACCATCGCGGATGAGGCTTTCCGATTATACGCGTCTTCTGCGCACTCGGCGGCATACCAAAGTCGCGTCCTGTCCATCATCCAGGAAGGTGCGCCCTCTGGGAGCATCACCTCGGCATGGACAACGCGCTGCTCACGGTTTTTGTCACCGCGTTCAAGCTTGCCGCGATACTCGTCGTAGACCTCGGTGCTGGATAGGTAAGCGGATGCTGCCGCAGCAGTCCTGCCTGCGGCACTAACCCCCCTGCCCCGCACCTTGGTTTCGAGACGCGCGATTGCCATCAGCCGTCACACGGCAGATCGGGGTCATAGCCCCCCTGCCCGCTTGCACCGCAGATCGCACAGACGATCACGCCGTTCTGCTCAACCCACTTGTGCTCTGGCTTGGCTGATACCTGGCGCACAGGCGTGACCGGCTTCCAAGCTGCCGCCGACCTTCTGTTCCATGTGCGCCGAAGCCTCACGTTTCCCCACGCAAACGAGCTTCGATGTCTTGAAGCTGAAAATCAGTTAGGCCAGGTGTAATTAGCTTGATCACCAGCGATCGAAGAGCCAACTCGATGTGAAAATCTGAGACCTCGTTGAGAGCCTTGACTAAAGCTCGTCCTATGATTTCGTCGATATCTTCAATGGCTTTTACGGAAACGGCCTTGAATGGTTTTCCATGATGCCTGGCAAACTCTTCGTCCAAGCGATCCTGCTCTTTCTGCAGCTGCTTCTGAAGAGACTTCTTTTTCATTAGCGCATCCAATCCGCAGGGTTGGTCAGGGTACAGGGGCAGGAAGGCCCATCGTCGGGGTGTATTGGCTACCCAATACTTAACCGCGCTCTCCTACTAACCTACGCCTCAGACCTCACTACCAAAACCACTCCCCAAACGCAATCATTATGTTACAATCTAAGAACCCAACTGAGGACGACCAATGCCAAAAGGCGCACGCAAAACCCCGGAACAGAAACTGGCCGCTGCGCAGGCTATGATGGCGAAAGCTGAGGCTGAAATGGAAAGACGCGCAGTGCCTTACGGCTTCATGCTGCTGAAGGCTGAGAAGCTACCGGAGAAGAAGAAACGCATCCTGCGGGACATACTGGCCGAGGTCGTGACGGACCGTGGCGATATCGAACGACTGAACAAGCTGCTCGGTCCTGAGGTCACGGTCTAAGGGCTGACCGCTGACGGGTTTCACGTGAAGCCACGGCCTATCTGCCGCCGTCGAGCGGAAAGAACCCGAACGCCTTTCTCCCGCGCTTTATCTTGCCTTCGAGCACCCGCTGCTGTTGATCGAGCCGATCCCGGTAGAGTTCTGCGCAATTGTCGATCTTATGCAGGTGCATGTCGATCGTGTTGCCGATCACCTGCCACACCATCCCGATCCCCATGCTGGCCGGAACGCAACTCAGCTGCGGCGTGATGCGAACCTGTTCATCAAGCTTCATGAGGAACGCGAGCGTCTCCTCACCGGGCTGGGTTTCCGCGGTTGCTATCGCCTCGCCTTGTCCATTCCGCTCGTGCAGCGTGAACAGGTCAACCCGCCCGAACTTGCCGGGCATGAAGATGATCATCAGCTTGCCGGTGAGCATTCGGTCGATCATCTCGTCGATGGTCATGAGCGCCGCTCCTGCTCCCCGCTACTGGCGTTGGCCGCTATTGTCCGTATCGGGCGGCCTCACGTTTGGAAGGTCCGGCGAGGCGCTGCGATACGGAGGCATCTTCGCCGCTGGGTCGAAGGTGACGATCTTGTTCCAAAGGCTGGTCCAGACGCCCCCGCCAACTATCGTCCCGGCGATGAATGACAGGACCGCGACGATGACGAACGCCTTCCAGTGTCTGCGCATGCTTACGGCTCGCACTCCTTGATGAGCATGACGCCGCCGCGCTGCTTCCTCAACGCATATCGCTTGCCGAGGACCTTGGCGGCCTTGCTGACAGCCTTTCCGTATTCTGGGGTCACGACATGGCCGGGCTGGTGCGCGACATACTTCCACAGCGCGCGCAGGGCCTCGGTGGCGGCTGTCTCCGATGGCTTCCTCATGACAGGCCCTCGAAGAGGCTAAGCTGCCCTTTGGGATTGCCACGTGCTGGCCTCTGCGGTGGCTCTGGTATGCGGCTTATGACTTCCGGATGATCACCTTCCCTTTTCGCAAAAGGGTCGCCGTGGCGCATCAGGAAGGGCAGCAATGCCGGTGTTCGGGCATTCTCGAACATCTCAAGGCTTAGCGTGTTGCCGCGCCTGACCGTTGCCGGTATCCCGCGAAGCGATAACTGAACGTAGGTCATATGAAAGCACAAAGATGCCAGATCGGTGGCGTCGACGTATAGCGTCTGGCTGACATCAAAACCTTTGGATGCAATGACATCAGCGGCGGCTAAGATCATACCGCCTGCGCCGCTGGCCGGTTCTGACAGGGTGACGAACCCACGATCCTTGATGGTCTCGCCTACATCGGACAGCTGCATTTCGGCCATCAGCTTACATAATGCAAACGGACTGAAGAACTGGCCCATATTGCCATTGAGCAATTCGAGCTCACCAACGACAGAGCCGAGAAAGTCGCCGCCCGCATACTGGCCGCCTAACTCACTCGCGATGATGCCGAGTAGTTCCGGCATCTTGCGGATATCATCCGGCTTGTGCCTCGCCACAATGGCCATGTATCGCGCCTCGATGGCGTCCGCCGTCTCTCCGGTCGTTGTGGTTTTGGCAATGGCGCAATAGGCCATCTCCATGAAGTCGGCGAAGACGGTATGCCGATGATCGTGCAAAGCGATTGAGTTGAAGGCTTTGATAAAAGCTTTTTTGTTGTCGTGTGGTGTTGGCACGTCATAGCCGATCTGCCCCTTGGGCTTAGTCCATCAACCTTAAATCTTCGGCATGGTGGCGCATCGACTGAACGATTTTGGCGTCAATCCGCCTGGCGTCATCTGGACAGGTGATGGACCGAAATTCCGGTATGGCTGATACAAAGTCGGCAAACCGTATCGCCTTCTGTAAATCCGGAAATTGCTCGCCAAAGGAAAGACCAACTGGGTCTAACGTAATGCTAAAATCTTTCGTAGGCTTCCTTTGCCCGATCAGGTAATGGGGCGTGACTACCATATTCCCATTGCGGTATAACTCTGGAACAGACTTTTCGCCTTCTATCGTCTTTATGACTATAGTTTTTTTAGACACGATCTCCTTCTGCTTTCTGCCTGAATACAGGCATTGCATTTTCGTTTAACCATTCCTGCATTCCGACTCCCCTAGTTTTCAACAAGTCAAATGTCTTGTCTCCAGCATGAAACTCGTCTGCAATCTTGGTATACTTTGGCCTTCCAGTAGTTCGAGTATGCCGGGTTATCCCGCAAAGCATACCATCGGCCATAATCTCATAGTGCAGCTCAGAAAACTGCGATCCGCCGTTGATGTGCATCGTCATCCGCTGTGTGAATACGGTATCACTCATGACGGCCTCGCCTCGTCCGGTGCTGCGCCCTGCCCTACTTCCGGTGCTACCGGGCGGCTTGGCTGTGGTTCGATCTCCGGCTTGGGTTCCGGGTAGATAAAGTCGGCGGCTTTCTGGGATTGGGCAAAGGCGTGGAAGATGGCGCGTTTGTCGGACTTCAGGACGCGGACCCAGCTGTTGAGATAGGTCGCGTGGTCCTTGCGCGGCTGTGCGCTGACGCCGGTGGTCGCGCATAGCAACGCCGCCGAGCACTCGGCTATGAGCTCCTCCGCCGCGTAGCTCTCGTCGCCGAAACGGCCCTTGAGGCTGCGGTTCAGGCGCGTCTCGTGGCCGGTCCAATGGGCGGCCTCATGCCACATAACGCTCCAGTAGGCCTCGGAGCTTGCGAACTGCTCCGGCTTCGGCATCTGGATCATGTCGCGTGACGGGCTGTAGTAGGCACGATCACCGCGATAGCTGACCCGCGCGCCGGTCATTGCCAGAATGTCCTCGCACAGGGCGTTGCGCTCGATGGGCGTCAACGGGATGACGGACAGCGGCGGCGCGTTGTCCACCTGGTCGGCATTGAAGACGGTGAAGGTTTTGAGGACCGGGATCATCTTGTCCTCGCCCGTGTCCTTGTCGGTAACGGCATGAGGTTTATAGAAGATGATCTGCGTGCCCTTCTCGCCTTTGCGAACCTGCGCATCGAGGTGCTGCCATTGCTGGTATGTGGCGAAGAATGGCGATGAGAACCCAGCAAACCCAAGCAACGGCACATTCATGCCGCGATAGGCTCGTTTAGTCATGGCGTTCCGATAAGGGCCTGCACCCGTCCATTGCTGCGTCCACGACATGCCCGCAGTTTCCATGCGGCGGACGACTTCATCGGTGACAGCTTGATAAAGGTCGGTGCGAGTAACTTCAGATGAGGAACGCTTAAAAGACATAGCATAGTCGATTCTCCTGCTACGCAGGGGTGAGTGGTTAATTGTTAATCGTCTTTAGCGGTTGAAACGACGACGTGATCGCCATTTATACCAAGTCCGACAATACGATCTCCGCAGCTACCATAATTAGCGAGCCAGACCATTGTGTTGCCGGTCATCCAGAAGTCGCCGCCTTTGTAACCTTCAAACACCTGCCCCATCGCAAACTTAGCCGAAGCCAAAGCATCGGCAACAGTCCCAGAACCTACGCCCTCGAAGGCAAGCTGGTCATAATATCCACGATAGCTATGTGGATTGCACAACTTGCATTTGGCGTCTTGCGGCAACTTCTCCAGTTCAGCGATAAGTTTGCCAAGCGTGAATTGGCCGGCTGCTTCAGCCTCTGCCCTGATCGCATGTTTAAGATTAGGAAGCAGGTCGTCGATGGAGATGATGCGGCTCATGCTGCACCGGCTGTTTCCTTCTTCTTCGGTAAGCCGAGAAGAACATTAACGTCGTCAAAGCGGATAGCAGGCAAACCTCCGATAACCGCCGCCTCGTCCAAGTAGGCGTAAAACTTCTTACCTTCAGGCCACAACTCTTTCAGCCGCTTTAGGCTTGTGATGCTATAAAGGAGTGCCTTTAGCTTCTCCGCAGCAACCTGTTCGTCCTTCTTCGCCTGCTCCTTTTCGGTAGCAAAGTCCTGAACCTCTTTTGAGATGTCACCCGTGAGGCTCCCAAGGTCATTGCAATAGCCGCTGTTGCCGGACGGAACGAGAACCGGGTCTTTGGTATTCAGGACAATCCGAAAGCCGCCTGCATTAAATCGAAGGCAACCGTCAGTGCGGAGCCAGCCCTTCGGAAGTTTTGCCGCTTGGCGCAATACCGCTGGATCATACAAAGACTTGTATGCACGCAGGGCGATCTCGCTTTCACGCTTTCTGAGTCCATCCCTAATTGGCTGAAACTTAGCGATGATTGCCTTTTGGATGATGTTATCGTGTTCTTTATTGGTCAACTTCATCGTCGTAGTCGCAGTCTGCCCGAATGGGCGTTAGAGTTTCGGGTTCAAGGCGTCGATAAACTTCTCAAGGGCATCAGCTGCTCCACACACGTCATCGTTGTATTCTTGAGACTCGATGTGTGCTGCGCGGTTGGCTTCTTCCCTAACTATCGGGAGCGCCCTTTTTGCTGCTTCGATCCCCTGCTTTAAGATTTCGTCTGTCGTGGTCATTGCCGTAATCGCAATCTGCGCCGGAGCGCGTTAGGAGTTAGTCGCAGCCGTTCAAAGCGCAATCTTCGGCGAATTTCTGCGTATCGTGGCGGTCGTCTTCCACGGTGCGTGAGGACCATACCCTTTCAAACTCGGCGTCCGATAATGTCATCAGGTATGACATGATGCGGTGTGGCTTCATACGGATCAAGAAATCGGCATTAGCGCGACGATTTGCATTTGCAGTATCTTCCATCAAACGGGCGGCATCGGCTTTAACGAGTTGTGTGGCAATCTCTGTGATGTTCTGCATAATTATCTCCAACTGGTAAGTTGATCTGATAATTATGACTATAAACATTATAGCACTAATGGCAACAATAATCGACGCAACATTATTGCGTTCTTCAGCCGTAGCAGTGATGGTTACCTTTATGTTTAATCTCAAGAATTACTGTGTTGCAGTTAGTGCCGACTGATGAAAATGAACGCTGCGGCAGATCATAAAAACGACCATTCTTGCCGCTAACCACTTCCCGGAAGGCTATAGACTTTTTGGTCTCCCGAAACTCCGTCCCTGCTGACATGATAGCCAGCAGCGTCCCCTTGGCTTTGAGGAACTTCATCGCGTGCATGACGTGGTCTATGTCTCGCTCTCGATCAAAAGGCGGATTCATGACGACACAGTCATAAAGATCGGACGGTTGAACCGATAAAAAGTCGCATTGCATAACGCGGCGATAGCGGCCCGACTGCCGTAGCTGGTGCGCCCGTTCGCCGTGGATCTCGATGCAATCAACGATCGCGCCCTTGGCGGCGCAGCGTTGGGCCAGGTTGCCGGTTCCGGCACTCGGCTCAAGCACGGTTATCCGCGGGTCGCCTTCACGATGATAAAGCGGCGCAAGATCGATGACCCGGTCGGCGGCGGCGTCCGGCGTTGGGTAGAATCCGAAGTTTTTTGCAAGCTCGGTCTTCGGATTGTTGAGTCCGGTATCTGCATCCGGCGCGCGCTCCTCCGGTAGCGGATTCCCGTAGTAGTCGCCCAGTAGCTTGTTGATTTTTTCGAGCAGGTCGTCCCGCTTGAACCAGATATGAGCGTTCCCGTTCTTGAAAATGCGAATCAGGAAATACTCCGTCTCAGCCTCGGTCTGCCGGGCGCCGAAGCCCCTCCCCCGCGCTGTCTCGATGGCCGCGCCTATGGCGCCTCCGTAGTTGGTCGGTTGTTTGGCTCCGTCCATCACGCAAAAGGTGCGCTCGATATCGACCATCGTATCCCGGTGGTTCCGGTGAAAACTCCAAGAGCCAAATCCATCGAACGCATGATCGAGTATGACACGGCTGCCGATCTTCCAGCCGTCATGACTGCGGAAACGCCGATCTAGGTTGGAAAAGCATTCAGCAATCCCGCGCTTGAAGATAGTTCCAGCGTCCGCGGCGAACTGCTCAAGCGTGGCAAAGATATTATCAATCGTCGCTTCGGGCGGCTCGGTCATCAGCTGCTGCTGAAACTCGTCCTTCGCCTTCTTGTCCATCAGTCGCTCAAGATCGGTGATCTCGATGATGTGCGCCCATGCGTCAGTGTCGGTCAGTCGCCGCGCCGTCGTCATGAAGCTCTCGCGGGTCGGCAGGTCAATTCTGCCGATAAAGTCCTCTCGTTCCCGCTTCGAACTGTAATTGTAGCGATTGACGCCGTGGGTCGATTGAGAAGCCGTCTCCCGCGCTGCCTTGAGGGCTGACTCTGCTTGGTTCAGCGTCTCGAAGGCTGCACTATAAAGTTCGATAGCGCGATTGCGGCGGTGGACGATCTCTTCGACCGTGGCGCGTGGCATAAGTGATGTGGTTTCCGTCATTGCTCCTCAATTGTTGGGGTCACGCGTCGAACTGAATCAGTTTTACGACCGCAAAGCTTCCGGCAACCACCTCTTGCCCTTCAACTCGTTGGCTATGGTCTTGGCTGCCTGATCGCGTTTCATGCTCTCGATCTGCTGGCGGGTCATCGGCTTCAACTCGCCATTCAACTCGGCCAGCACATGCTTCCTCGGAACGCGGCTAAAATAGCTGTCGGCCGAGGCTTCCCAATGGTCCGCCATGTCCAATTTCACGGCCTTCACTAATTCGCCCGCTGACGCCTTCGCCGCTGCGCCGTTGACCTGAACCAGATCGACGGTGAGGCCAGCGCATACCGCCAACAACGCATGCAGGGCTTCGGGCTTTTGCTTGGCGAGATACGCCCACAGATCGGCTGGGTCTTTCGGCAGCTTTTTCTGCCAGCCCTTGACCACGCCGGACAGCTTCTTGGCCGCTGGCGATTTCTGCACGGCCTCGCGCACCGCCATCGAGAATGCCGGCTGGTGGCCGCTGATGCCGAGGCTGCTGTGGCTCGCGCCTGCGTAGTCGTAGAGCATCCGCACGGCCAGCGCGTGGGTGACGGCCAGCAATCCGGCTTCCGAGTTCTGGGCCAGCATCAGCTGCGCCGCGACCGTCTTGTGCGCCGTCAGCTCGGTCAACAGCGAGGCGGGAATGCCGCCTTTCGGCTTGGCGGTTGCATCCGGTTCGTTCGCTTCACCCCCCTGCCCTTCCGCGCTGGTCAACCGGCGCGCGGCGGCTTTGTCCTCCGGTTTGACGACACCGCGCCGGATGTCGATTTCGCCATTGTGGCCGATGGTCACATAGACGCCGGAAACGCCCTTCTGCGCGTCCGACCAGAGCTGCTCCCCTTCGGACAGCTCCTCGATCTTCTCGTTGAGGTCGGCAATCTGGTTGCAGACTTCGTCGTCCTCCGGCTCGTCGCCATATTTGTCGTGCAGCGCGTCGACCCTGGCTTGCAACTTGTCGATCTTCGCCTGCTGGGCGGCGGTCGGCTCGGCTTTGCCTGCCACAAGGCGCCCGTCTTTCTGAGTCTGCTCCCACGGGAACTCCGGCGCGGCCTCGACCCACTTGAAGCCCTCGGCGCGGAGCGCCACGGCGGCAGCTTCCAGCTTCTCGGTCGCCAGCCGCTGGGTCAGGTCGATGTTGGTCAGCCAGCCTGCGCCTTCCGGGTCGAACAGGTCGCGCATGATATGGCCGCCAGCCTTCTCGTAGGCTTCAAGCCCGACGAACTTCGCCAGCTTGCCGTCGGCGGCGATGTGCTGCTCGGTCAGAGCGCGGCGAATGGCGCGATCATCGCCTTGCTTCTTCGACCACTCCGGCAGTTCGGACCAAACCCGTTCCTGAGTTTTTTGGTCATCAGTAAGTGTGAAGGCCATCAGCTGGTCGAGCGTCATCTCGTCCTTGCGGAATGCGGCGATCAACTTCGGGCTGACCACAGCCAGCTTGAGCCGCTGTTTGACGAGGATCGGTGTCGTGCCGAACCGGGCGGCAATCGTCTCGACCCCCTGCCCTGCATCCGCCAAGTTTTTGAATGCGACAAATTCGTCTGCTGGGTGCATGCCCCGGCGAACCACGTTCTCGGCGAGGCTGATTTCCTTCAGAGCCGGGTCGGTCGCCGACAGGACGTTGCAGGCGATCTGGAAGTCGGCGGTGATCTTCCCCTGCTTCGCCAGCAGCATCAGCGCGGCGAGGCGGCGGCCTCCGGCGATGACCTCGAACTTGCCGCCGCGCTCGACGACCTGAAGGTTCTGCAACAGGCCATGCGCCTGAATGCTGGCCGCAAGGTCGGCAACGTCCTTACTGCCGTTGCCTTTACGCACGTTATCGGCACTTGTGGTGAGTTGATCTAAGGTTAGATAGCTGATAGTGGTCAT